TCTAATGCTTCATAAAACCCTGAAAGTTTGTTGTCTTCCCACAAAGTTAATTCTTCAGTACGACTATCTTTCTTATCCTCTTCGACTCTTCCTAAAAGCAGTTCTTTAGATATGACATTGCCAACAAGTTCGCTTTTAACACGTTTTGTTTCTGCAAGTTGTCTATCCTCCTCTGCCTTTTGGAATTGTTCGACGAGTTTAGTTGATTCTTCGTACTTACCTTCTAACTCTGTATGGGCTATTGTTACTACTTCCAGTTGCTTTTTGTATGAAGCAAACTCTCTTTCTAATATTTTATCAGATTCTGTTTTTACAATTTCTTCGCTCATATTTTCGACCTCCTTTTTTTCATCACCGTCGTGGGTGCATTGGCACGCTTCAGTTGAATCTCCTCCACAACCACAGTCTTCCTTAGTTGCGAATTCCCTTTCAGTGTGTGTACCACATTTCGTATCAATTGTGCATTCCCCACAAACGGGCGTTGATATCTCATTATCTATAAATGATACTTCAACAGGCCTAATGTTAGTGGCATAGGAATCGCCCATAACATCGACATCTTTCGAAAACCAGTCTATACTGACGTGCGTGATGTCACCGTCTTTTACTTTCTCTATCACTTCAGCTGTTCTATCTGTAGGTTCAAATACTTGAGCCATCATTGATATAGCTATCTTTCCATTCTCTAACTCCTCGATTTGAGGATTGAACGCCTTTCCGATTAAATCGTCGGGTGTTCTTTGATGATTGTAATATATGGGTAATTCATTGAATGCATCCAAACTTTCTTTAAGGATACTGGGTTCAATGAAAACCTTTTGGTCATCGCCATCAACTTCATAGTCGTGACGACCAGAGGTAATAGCTTTAATTGGAAATTCCCATAAATCCTTTTTACCGGAAACTTCCTTAATCTTTTTAACATCTAATTTGAAATCTAAAGCAAATTTTCTTTGGGTCTCTTCAGTGTTAGTAATTCCAAATTCTTTTTCTTGACCATTCTCTTCTGCCCACATTAGGCACATTCCTTGAGCCATAGTTTCAGAACTGTCTATACCTCTCTTTTTCAATCGAGGACCTAACTCTAATACACATCTTTCAAACGTACTCATACATTCTCCTTTATTACAAGTTCTTTTTTAACGCCACTACCCTTTCTTTTATTACCTGTTTTGTTTTTAGAAAGTCTTTGTTCTGTGCGTCTACCTTCTTCTTTTTTATCTTGATTTTTCCCACCACTAATATTAACATTAGGTTCGGTAGGTTGTATCTCTACGATTCCATTAGGGTCTAATCCTCTTTCAGCTCGTACTTCAGATGATGCCAATACTCCTTCAGACATATAAATCATATCAGTCTTAGCTTTAGTGAATGCATCTTCTACATTCAAAGAACGGAAAACAAATCGGGCATCGCCAAGTTGTGGCATAAGTTGTGAATTAATAGAGGATTCTACAGCTTTTTGTAAATATTTCACATAAGGTTCAAAAATAGGTCTTGCCTCAGCTGGATTAGACCACATTGTTCTAGGTACCTTTAAAGCCATATGAATTTTATCTAATAAGTCATCTGTAAATTTACCATATTCAAAAGCACGCTCAGTGCCTTCTAGTTCTTTAATTTCAATGTCATTACCGTGAATTATATCTTCACCGGGTTCTAAAGTATTAAAAGTTTCAACAATTTCATTTATTTTATCAGGACCATAAGGCATATCCGGTAATCCGCAGGAAATGTCGAAACGAGACACCGCGTATTTATTAAGAGCTGCGCCAATGTCACGCTCTGCGTAATCCTTTAGGTCTACTAAGTATAAAATAGTATGGATATCTGAAAGTCCATACGCGTAATCGTCAAATGGATTGTTTTGTAATTCTATTATTTCATCAGGGTTAAAACGAACATCCTCTGTATCTGCCCCTACGGATTGGTAATACCACATTACCTGACCGTGTTCGTTTCTTTTAACATACATATTTTGAGAAGAACGTAAAACTAGGTTGTCTCCAGTCCATTCCAAGTATCCTGAACCAAAGATTCGAGCATTACGTAGCCAACCATAGATTGTCATATCAATATTGATATCCACAAACATCTTCTCGATTCTATCTCTTAACTCCTTATCTTCTGTAACAATATCAAAACCATCCTTTACTGCATAAAGGCAAGGTAAGTCAATTAAGGAACGTACAATTGGGTCAGCGAGATAAACATTCATATAAGTTCTATTGTCCCCTATATGTTGCTCATAATTTCTCATTCCTTGAGAGTGGGAAAGTTTTAACCTTCTTATTATACCGTCTCCAAAGCTACGAGGTTTATCTTCCGGAGTGGAAGGATTACTGCCCGTAACAGCGAATAAACGGCGTATTCTATCACCAAGACCCATTGGTACCAAATAATAAATAGACGAGTCAGATATTTAAAGTTATTGCTTATAATCCACGTATATATCGTTTTCCAGAGTTTGAATTGCGTCTTCCGGTGGTAGTTAAGGCACTTCTGCTATGTCTACCACGTGGTATAGCTCGTGATTTCTTATTAACACTTACTGCGCTAAGAGCTGCACTAGCTGGTAACATCGAAAGTGCAGAATGTACCCCTAACATACTACTATCACAATAATCGTCGTGTTTTCCACTAGGAGCCGATATTTTCTCGGTTTTTTGAGTAGCATCCATAATATATTCTAAATAACAGTGTTCTCGATACCATTTCCACATTAATTTCTTTGCTTCCCCTTCTTGGACATCAGGGTTAGGCACCCTAATAGCATTTTTTTGCACAAATGATACATAATCACGATAACCATAAGTTTTTGTCCCTCTTGGTCCACCTGTAAAAATGAAAGGTAAGAAATGTATACTTTTTGGAATACATTGTACCCTTATGTCTTGTTCGACGGCCCCCCCAATACCCGTCGCATCGATAATAACACGAGCGGCAGAAAAATCATCAGCCACAGACATAATTCGTTCTCTTTGATAAGGTATATCGTGGCCTCCAGACTTTGGTCCGATTTCTTCCATATAAATAAGTCGTGCGATATTGCCTTCATCCACCTTTTCAGTGCTCCATACACTAATAACAGTAGAATTGACAGATTTGCCAATGTCAACAGCCACAGTATTATTTTTTCCTGTTTCGGCATCTGGGTTGACGGTCCCTTTGGTGATAAGTTCATAATTTTCGAAGCATTTTCTTAAATTTTCCGGAATAAATACACTTGATATACTGTCCACAAACTCACATTCGTATTCTGTTTTCCAATGAATAGAGTCTTCCCCCCATTCAGTCATTTTATTCAACATCTCCTCCTCTCCATACGGAGGGGTGTAGGCTTCGCCCTTAACAATCGCATTTCTCCAAGTATAATGTAATCGAGTAAACGTATCTTCATAACCCTCGTCATACAAATAACGATACATATGGTTCTCTTTACTTTTTGGTGTTCCAAGATTAATAAATGGAGCCTTATTTGCGATAATGGCAGGTTCAACGTTGTCGATAAACAACTCGTCTGCTATTAATGGTGACTCGTCAACTATTAAAAGTGTTGGGTGCTGTCCTCGAATCGATTGTCCTTGATTTGAAGGCGCGACGGGTGCCCTACGCAGAATTGTACCCCCTTTCATCTTAATATGGGGTTTATTATGTAGTTTATAGTTACTAATTAGACTATCTAAAAACGTATTATCTCTAAAATGGCGCAAACAATAGTCAAAAATCAGGGCGCACTGGTCTTCTGTCGGTGCTAAAATAAATACTAGGTCTCTAAAACGGTTAAAAAACATATATATGACTGATGCTACCGACAGTGCCCACGATTTACCGCTTCCTCGGGGTGCAAGAATAGCCAATTTTCTCTGTTTATCAGGATTACCTTCTGGAAAAGTTAAAGCTTTGACGACGATATCCATTTGAAGAGGTCTTAATCGTAATGGTCTCTGTTGTTTGTCAATTAAATAGGTTCCACAAAAGGCTCGAACTAATTTTTCCATCTTCTTTTCATCTTTTCGCACTTCTGCAAAAAAAAGAGATAAATTTTGGGAATCGAATTTATTTGGTCCACTTAATATGGATTTAATCTCTTTCGTCTGATTCGCTACTGGTATCATCTTCCTCCAACTCTCCTAAAAAGTTCATAAAGTTTTCGGTCTTCTCTTCTACCAAAGTAGGTATTTCAATATTAAGAGAGCGGAACTCAGTATGAATATCGCGAACAATTTGGTTTCTTTGCTGCAAGAGCTTTGTTCGTTTGTTAACATCCCGAATAGATATAGTAATTTCTTCCCAAAGCAAGTCTTCAATAACAAGATTTCTAGCCAAAAGGCGTACAAGTTCTTTATGACGTTCATATTCTCCTTCTCCAACACGTTTTCTCAATCGGGTTATATAATTATCTACTTCTTCTTCCATTTATCACTTCTTTTTTTTTCATTTTCTTTTTCAATTATAAATAAAATAATATCTCCATTCACTAGAACCGACTTTAATAACTCCTTGTCCAAACACGTTTGTTACAGTTACCGCATTAATAGCTGCATTCATTGATATTACGCACGCTACAGACGTTTCTTCAGTGCCTTGGAGTACGGAACTTGCCATACTTATTTACTAACTGTTTCCACCAGATGATAGTGTATTAGGACTCTTTACAAATGCAGCTTTATCTTCAGTTGCATCTACATTTATAGTTGGAACACGTCCTCCTAAAAATAAGTCTCCAGTATCGGTTGCATCTCGTGTGTCTTCATATTCTTTTTTAGTTTCTGCCATATTTATTTCTCCTTTTTAGATTTTTTTGCGATAGTAGCACAACAGGCGCATCCTTCTACTAGAACTTCTACTAATTCGTGAAGTCCATCTAATTGTTTTGCAATTTCTTCTTGTTCGAAATCGTTCATTTTTTAGCCTTCTTTTTTGATGCAGCCTTCTTTTTAGCTGGTGCTTTAGCCTTTGGTTTTGGTAATTCAACCTTCTTTTCTACCTTTGCTGGTAATATTAGATTACCGTGTCTGTCTAAAGATAGTGGGGGTTTTTCTCTAGCGTGTAATTGTGTCATAATTATCTCCTTAACAAAAATAGGTTAGCCTGACATATAAATGTTTCGGTCACTTTTATTCTAATTCCTTAAGTCTGTCCAAAACCCTTAGTTCTTCTTCAGATGTGTGGTCGTGGTCATCTCCATTTCGGAATGTTCCCTTTCTGGTCTGTTCTATTTGACTGTTCTGTTGAGCAGTCCACAATTCTAACACTTTATATATAATAACCAATGCTGGTGACCCTATAATTAGTAATACTGACTTATAAGATTCTATATCTTCTACTATCTCTGGATGACGAAATGCCATCGTCACTAAAAATACCGATAGTCCTACCCAAGCCCTAACTACTGGTGCTGCTACTATTACCATCATAAAGTTGGCAAAGTTCCCATCAGGGGATATTGCATCTGGTTTGTCATTATTCATCTCTTGCCTCCACTCTTATTTTAGGAATATCAAACTGTTGT